AGAAGCTGAATAGGTACGAACCTGGAGAGCTTGAGGGCTTAGTAAAAAACTTCGACGAAGCCGGAAGCTCCGAATAGCTTACCGGCTGGCCTTGCAGTGGGGGATCGCTGACGTTGACCAATGGCTATCGACACTACCAAAAGGAACGCTGGATAAGTGGCTTGCTTTCGATGCTGTCGAGCCTATTGGCGAACAGCGATTGCAACACGCGGAGCTATTGGCAGTTCTGTACAGGCTTACAGCAGTCACACTGGCAGCACACGGGCAGGCAATGGAACCGATCCAGATCGAAGGTTACATGCCATCGCGGTACGAACCAGAAACCAAGCCAAAGAAACCAAAACCGTCAGAAGCGATTCCCCAAGTTGCATCGATCTTTGGACTTACAGAAGTAGTGAAACAGCATGGCCGGATCGATTAACCTAGCAAACGTAGCTCTTGGATTCGATGCTTCTGCGCTAACCAAAGGCGTAGATTTGTCGGCTGGTGAGCTACGCAAGCTAGGCACGGTTATCAAGGCTTCTGAAAGCAACATTGACAAGTACGCTGATGCGATGAAATTGCTGGACATCGCACAGCAAAAAGGTGCTGTAACTGCGGATAGGCTAGCGGCTGCGCAAGACCACTTGGCAAAAAAATACGGTATCGAAACGTATGCCATGATTGAGGCTAGGCAAGAAGCTGAAAAGCTCAATAAGCAAAAAAAAGACGATGATGCATTAGACAAATTGCGCATGCAAAACATTCAGCGAGGCATCGAATTGCGAAAGCAAGTCATGACTGCTGAGGAACGCCATGCGGCTGCATTGCGCACGCACAGCAACGATTTGAAGCGAGGAATAATCGATCAGGAAACATACAACCGTCTTATCGAGCAATCAGTTCAAAAAAACGGACTGGCTGCAAAGTCGGTTTTGCAAGTTGCAGACGCGCATAAAAAGCTTGCGGCAGTACCAAAACCAACAGTGTTACCACCACAGCAAAACCAAATTGCAGGCGATATCAAGTCGGTGTTGGCACAATACGCAGGAATGGCAGCGGCGTTTGCAGGCGTAAAGAAAAGCCTGTCACTGGCGGCGACAGCAGAAACCAACAAGATTGCATTGGAGGTTCTGACCGGCTCGACAGCTAAAGCACAGATGCTTTACGAAGGATTTATCGAACTAGATCGAAGTTCTCCTTTGTCTCGCGCAGACTTTTCAAGAAGTGCCCAAACGCTTATCGGCTACGGGTTTGCTGCTGAATCAACCCTTCCAGCCTTGAAAGCACTTTCGGAAGTTTCCGTAGGCAACGCAGACCGCTTCCAATCGCTCTCGCTGGCGTTTGGACAGGTAACGGCCAACGGTCGCTTGATGGGTCAAGAAGTCTTGCAGATGGTAAATGCGGGATTCAACCCGTTGCAGGAAATAAGCCGGACGACTGGCCGCAGCATGATCGAGCTGAAGAAGGCTATGGAAGATGGAGCTATTTCCGCAAGCATGGTCGAAGATGCTTTCAAGTCGGCAACTAGCGAAGGCGGACGATTCTATGAGATGAACGAGAAGCTAAAGAACTCGGCTGCTGGTCAGTTTGCCAAGATGAGCAGCGATGTAGAGATGATGGCTACAGAAATTGGTACAAAACTGTTACCGGCGATGAAGGCACTTATGGACCTGATGAACTCAGGAGCCGACGCAACTGGCAAAGGTGGAGCGTTAGCAAGATTCGCGGAAACCTTTTCAGTTGGTTTAGAGGGGATTATAGCAATCGGAAGCGATGCTTTTATGAACCTTGATAGCAGTTACAAAGGAACAAAGTTTTCGGACTTGCAAGAGCGACTTGGAGAAGACGAGCTTAGAAAGCAAATGGAAAAAGAGCATGTGCGCATGCCAACGTTTGAAGAAAAAGAACGAATAAAAGATATTATTGCCAAACGTGCTGCCAAAGAACGTGAGGAACTTGAAGCGATTGCAGCCAAAGAAAAGAAGATAGCCGACGACAAAGCCGCTGCTGCGAAGATGGAAAGCGACAGGCAAAAGAAAGCACAGCAGGAAGCGGACGCGGCGTTCCAAAAGCTTATCAAAGATTCCGAGACGCTAAAGCAAAAAGCACGTTCTCCATTTGCTGAATACATCTTAGAGTTTGAGCGTTTGCAAGACATGTTCAACGAAGGATTTATTGACGAGGCAACCTTTGAAAAACAAACAGCGGATGCACTGGAAAAGGCGAATAAGAATGCAAGAACAGACAAGAAAGGTCCAGACAAAAACGGCATCGATCTAGCAATTGCTCCAACGCTTGCGGCTGGCAGTGTGGAGGCATACAAGTTCATGAACGATCAGAAGAACGACGAGATGGAGATGGCGTTGAAGCAAACGGAACTCGCAGAAATAAACAATCAGATTGCACAGCAGCAACTTGACGCAATCAAAGAGATTCAACCAATCGGAAGGGCGCGTTAAATGGCAAGCCAGATCATTGAATCAAGCGAACTTCGAGACGGAAGCGGTAGTGTTAAGGCTGGTAAGCTGCAAACGCTTATCTTCACTAGCAAGTACAAGTACATAGTACTTGCCGACAGCAAAGACGTTACACGCGAAGAAATTCTTTTGCTGACTCCAGGCCTACCAATCATCAACTTGGTTTACGGTCCAACCAATCAGAAGTGCATGAGCAAGTCGGCACAACGCATGGCGAACCACGCCTTGCATTGGGAAGTTATCGCGGAGTTTGAATCTGGGCAAGAAGATCAGAAGCAATCACCAGACAATCCAGACTCACCAGACCCGGTAACATGGATACCACTTTTCAAAATCGACTCGTTTGAAACCAAGCAACGAGTTCTGTACGAAGACTTTGACACCCCACCCAAGAAGATTGTCAACTATGCAAGCCAACCTTTTGCAGAACCACTGACGCGAACGGTCACGATATGTTCTTTCTCGCTTGTGCAGTTCGAAGATGCTTCGCAAGACATCAATACGATTATGGATCGTAATGACACTGTCAACCTAAGCAGCTTTCGCGGTCGTGCCGCAAAGACTTGCAAGCTGAACGTGACTGGTGCCGAACTTGGCTACTTCGGATTCTTCCCTGCATGGCGAATCAGCTACAAGGTCACTTACGATCCAGACACTTGGGAAACTGAATTGTTGCAAGTAGGCAGCGTATTTAAGGACGTTGCAGACGGTAACAAGATCAAGCCGTACTTGGACCAGACAAACTCCCATCGAATCGTCGGCAAGCTAAAGGCGGACGGTGACAAGCTTGGATACACGGCAGACCCGCTGACAACCAAGTTTCTAACTTACAAACAAATCAGCTTCGATTTCATCAGGTCGTAAAATGGCAAAAGACGAAGACCTAGTAGCCTTTAGCAGACCAGACGCCGACGAAATCATTCGAAAGGTGCTTGGTTCAAACTTCGTTGGCGACGGACAAAACCGAACAACTGACGACACTTCGTTATTGATCGCCTACACGACTGAGGGAGCCACAGCACGAAGCGGAACAACACTCGGAACGGGAACCGCTTCCAAGGTTTACACGGCTGACAGCGGCGATACGAGAACCATTTCAACGTCAACCGATACTGTCAAGTTCTACAACCTCGCAGCTACAGCGGTAGGAACAAACAAGTACATTAAGCTTATACGAAGCGGCATGACTTGGTATATCTTCTGGGAGGAGTGCTAGTGGTCGAACGCAAGCACATGCAGGGTTGTTGCTGCAAAGGTTGCGAACTTGGCGACGACGACTTTAACCGCGCAGACGCAAACCCACCAACCGGCTCCTGGTACGAAATCAGCGGCAACTGGGCGATCAGCGGCAACAAGCTAATCGACAACGGCAGTTCGGGCAAACTTGCTACCACAATTTGCCATCCGGTGCTTTACGACAAAGGCAGTTGGCGGGCAGACTTCGATCTAGTCGAGTGTCGAACACGCAGCACTTTCGTTGTAGGCGCAGGCGATCCGGGCACATCTCTCTATCGAGTCACGTTTGCTTTTGCAGACATGGACACTGGAACCGCCAAGATCACGGTAACAATTGAAGGAGATGAGACGGTATCCGCTGACTACAACTGGCCTGGTGGTTACAGTTCGGACGACACTGTATCGGTTTTTGTATGTTACGAACCAGGCGGGGCGTTGAGGGCGCAAGTCAAGGAAGGTGGTTTTGTTCCGATCTACGCGTGCGTTGGGAGTGCTGTTGGCGACAACTGCTTTGTAGTTTCTAGTACGGACGTTGGCGGGTTCTTTTTCGTACAAGGTGCCTTTGACAACTGGGAATACGAAGCGACTGCCATCGACAACCTTGACTGTCCAGCTTGCGGTTGCTTGTGCCTCAAAGCTTACTACCCAGATAACAAATACGAACCCCTAGAATACAGTTGCTTTCCTGAGAACTTGAAAGCAATCTTCCAGCTAGTGACGACTCCGATTCCTGGTTTGGGAACGTGCTATTTGACTGACTTTGAGGTTGATTTATCGCAATGGGATTTCGGTCGCAACGAATGGCGGTCTGCGATTCAAACAGTTTGCGAAGGATACTCCTGGCAACTAATTGCACGCTGCGTCTACTACGAAGACCCAGACACTGGCTTGCGATGGCGAACGATAACGCTTGAGATTCTCTCGAACGATGTTGCGGTTGACGTTGAAACGATGTTTTTCTGGACCGACCTTAATCTAGCGATTGGCGACACAACAGAAATTAAGTGGCCTGACTTCGATTTATCAACCTGCGAGCCGCTCAGTCTAGTTTACAAATCAGTGGTGCCGTATATCACCGCAACAAGCTGTTATCCAGATGGCGGCTGGAAAGTTTTTTGCTGCCAATACGACATTTGCGGTGTGCCAGTTCCTGAAATTAAGTGGCATGTTAACGTGGTGCCAGCATGACGATCACCAAGTGCGAGTGCGTACTAGCTGGACATTGCAATCGGCACAACGTAAGCAAGACTAAGCACCACGTAAAGCTTTGCCAAGAACGGCCAGAGTTCTTTCAAGCATGGGAAAACGGAACTGGGCCTGGGCAAAAGTGGTCACAATCGGACAGGGACGCACGCAGCAACATCGACGCAACTCGCGCAATGATAAACGGCACTTTGGCTGAAGCAGGACGCAAGTGCTGGGACGCGTTGTTCTCCGGTGTGTTCACGCTTTCCGACTTGGAAGCATGGGAAAAAACAATTCCCAAGTTTGGCTGTAACTGCACTGGCTTTTACAAAGACTGGAAGGTAAACAATCCTGTCACACCAGACTTTACAGACAAGGTTGATTTTGCTTGGAAGTACCGTCTGAAAAAAGCAGTCAACGAAAAGCTAGGACACAAACAAGCCACCAGCAACGAAGCACGCGACGAACGAATGACGGTTAAACGGGTGTCTGCTTATTGGCATTCAATCGGAAAACTGCCACCGCTACAAAGCTATCTTCGCGCAGTTGAATGGCACCATCAATCTATCGCACCAACCAAGCCGCGTTGTGTGGTCGTACTCGCTCCAGACGACTGGACGAAATCGCAACTGGAGATCACCCGCAAAGGCTTCCAGCGATACGCGGCCAAGTGCGATGCAGACTACATCGAACTAACGCACGACGCTTTCCCAGCCTGGCCGATGGCAAACAAGTTGATTCAGATACCACCAGTGACAAGTTACTACGATCAAACCGTGTACTTTGATTGCGACGTTATTGTAAAGCCAACAATGCCGAACTTGTTCGAGCAAGTGCCACGACATTACTACGCAGCACAGGACGAACTGCCAACGATTACATGGAACGGATACAACGATTGGTATTTTCGAAACGTTGACAAGCTTCGAGAAATAGGGTTCCCGTACTCAAAGCCATCGCAAGTCCCCAACGGCGGCGTGCTTGTCTTGCCACGCAACGCAGCCTCCTATGTTGCTCCCAACGCACCGTTAGTAGAGGACTGGTGCATCGATCAATTCGTTCTCGGATCGCAAGCACCCGAACTGGAGACGACTTGGCTGGACGACCGCTACAACTGGGGATGGATTCGAAAAGACTGGGAAGAGGGGCTGGATGATGCGTTTGCGATCCACCTAAACGGGGCAGTTCCAGAAGATCGCATGAAGTGGCTGCGGGAACTTTCGGATCGATACCAATGATCTTCCTCCTGCTCGCACTTTCAAACCCTTTCACCCGCTCCGAACAAGTTGACCTGCTAGAACTAAACCACCACTACGATCTTCAAGGTTGCCACGTTTACGACCAGCTCATTATTTGGACACGCAATCCGGCAAATGGTCGCCATGAAGTGCGATCTTGGACCCTATGCGACGCGCAAGGCAAGTATCCAGTAAGATTGCCATCGGGTGTCTATCGCGTGAACTGGATCGATTCTGGCAAGCCTAGAGAGGTTGTGTCGCGTCAGTATCGGGAGAGCTGGACGCAGGTTGATCCTGAGCGTGAGGACCAGAAGCAAGTTCATCCAGACGACCGAATCCGGCTGATCGAAAAATAGTTTCAAAAAATACTCTAGCTGCCCTTGCCAGTCGTCCGACACTAGCTATAGTTACTCATGTAGTCGGAAACGCAAACGCAAAACAAAGGGACGAAAAAATGACAGTCGCAACAACAATCGGAGTTATGAAAGAAATCGGATTCAAATGGGAAGCAAGCACCATCGGAATCAAATTTGAAAACGGTTTCTGGAATGTCAATGTAATGCTTTTCAATGATGACGGAAGCAAAAAGCCAGCTTACGGATTTCTGAAGTACGATTCAGTTGATGATGCGGTCGCAGCGAAAATCGAAATGGGCGGGAAGTAAGTTGCAAAGTGTGTCGTAAAGGGACGGGGCGAAAGCTTCGTCCCTTTTGGTGCAAGCTTCGTCCCTTCCGTAATTAAGTATCAATAGATAAAACAAAGAGGCAAGCGTGAACGAATTCAAGTATCATCCACAATGTCCAAATGCGAAGGCTTTTACGAAGCGGGAAATCAATATCCGCATATTTCCCAACGGAGATATAGCAGCGTTTGAAAACGGAAAGCAATTAGCTGAGATCCAAGCGATTAACGTGGACGACATTTTGCGAGACAAGATTGAGCAAATGGGATTCTTAGTCAATCGAATTGAATATCAGCAACGCAAGTAAATAAACTAACAACATCCAACAGACCGGCGAGACCGGCAAGGATTCAAAATGTTCAAGCTCGAATGGAATCGCGGCTCAATTATCGTCGGCACTTTCGCGGAGGTTGAAAGTCATCCGGCATTCCTTTACGCAACAATCTTGCGGCGCGTGCCGTTTGGTTGGGAAGTGATATGAATGGCTTTTCCAGACAATGTAGACGTTCGCTTGTGCGGCTTGGGCGAACTGATCGCAGCAGACCTCGCAGAAGGTGAAACTCCAAGCGAGTGGATACGCGATGCAGTCGCAAAGAAGCTAGGCGTTGAAGCTCCAGTTGTCGAACTGGGGCAAAAGAATTTTGGCGAGCAAGGCGCGGCTGGTGCTGCGGCTCGGTGGGGTGTGAAAGCAGTTAAGAAGAAGGGGAAGAAGTGATGCCTTTTTTACGATTTCACGCTCAGAAACACGAATGGGGCTTTGAAGTTCCAGAAGGGTTTATCCCTTCTATCGGTGACACTGTTACACTCTGGCACGCACTACCAGACAAGGAAGCAGATGACTGTATTGATGGCGTTGTCACAAAACGAAGTTGGGGCTTTGCCTCCGATTTCCGAGAGGAAGATTGCATTGTTTTTGAGGTGAAACTAGAAAGCAAAGTTCCTGAAGGTCATATCGCAGACAGTACGGAATGGCCTTCGTCCGAATGGTCTAAACGCAAGGCCGAGGATGAAGTCGAATGGTATCGTCTTTTTGGTAAACTCCCTTCCACCGACTCGCAAACCCCCTAGCACCAAAGCCTACATTGGGTGCGAATGGAAAAGTAGCTTACGGAATTGCAAAATTGATTGCACTGGCGTACACTGTTGACATGATTACATCTACACAAGCTGCAAAAGAAATTGGTTGTTCAGTCGCCACAATCTCCCGCTGGGCTGCCAAGCTTGGCTACACAAGACGGTTTGGAAACTGCATTTTGCTAACCAAACCGCAAGTCAACGCAATTAAAAAAGCCTGGAAAAAGAAGGCTGGAAATCCCGATTTTGGAAAATCTTTAAGAACTACTATTGCAAAATAGTTTGCATGTCGATACAGTTCAGGCATGGGTAGTTGGCAGCGTTGCTAACAATTTTTGGGAACTTAGGTGCAGACCAAGTTTTGGTCACGGATTGCATCAGATTGGAATTATTTTTATGGACTATTCACGAGCATGCGAATTGCTTGGATTCACAACGCCAAAGTCTTTGCGTGACAACGCCGAACTGGCAAAGTCAAGGCTTCGGTCGTATCAAGGAAATCAAGTTGCGT